TGTCTAGGAGAAAGACCTGTCTTTTTAGTAACAGGAGCTTGCAAGTTTCCACCTGTTGCTCGGTTGTATTTCCTACGGCCAGAAGCAGTAAGACCCCCAGTGGGATCTTTGTCTTTTTTGGTAAGAGATACTCCCTTAGACATAAAGGAAAGATAAGCAGTTAATTAAAATATAACACTCTTATGCAAGTCTTAACTTTTTTCTGTTTTTATTTCTTCTATGTTGATAACTAATTTTTTTTGGGCCTGTCTTTTCTCTTTTAAATCTGGCCTTTTCTTTACTACTCATTTCACTGGTAGTCTTTGGTGTTTTACTACTAATTCTTTTTGATGGTCTGCAAGCAGGGTAGCCACGTTGATCACCCTTCTGTCTTCCACAGGGTTTACCTGTTTTAACATCTACCCACTTTTCTTTGAACCATCTGGTAAGACTCATTTGCCTACTTCTTTTTGTGCAGCAGTATGTGCAGCTTTAAATGATTTACCTTCACGCATGAGTTTTTTCATAAGGTTCATGTGTTTAGGTGTGTGATGAACTGAATGTGCCTTCAGCTTTTTCATCTGGCTAAGATTAAGCTTTGCCATTTTTCTTTTTCTTTGACTTACGAAGAAGCATCAGATCTTCTCTAGTGATTTTGCCATCACCAGTTTTATCTAGTTGTTTTTGTTTTTTTGTTAAAGGCATGATTAAGTTTTACGATAACCTCCACCACGTTTCTTATAGGTTCTAACCAACCAGGCATTAGCATAAGCAGAAGGATAGACTCTAAACTTCTTCTTTGCTTCTGCCTTTACCCTTGAATACAATTCTGGGTTGGTTGGTTTGTTAGCCATAATTAACGACCAGTGTTAAATACATCACTATTACCTAAACGTCTTTGAACATCTTCGGTGTATGTGACATCTTTACCATAGCGTGGATCTGACATAGCGGTAACTACCTCTGCTGTAGATCTAAATGGTGCAGGTCCACTTTGAGAAGCACGACCTGTTACTAAGTTTGGTTCAACACCCATAGCATTGTTGTATTGAGAATAAAGACCTTGTACTGCAAACTTAATTGCAGTTGCATTTCCTGTTTCTGTTAAAGAATTAAATTCATTAACTTCATTGGCAGGGAGGTTGTCAACAGCCCATGCCACCATCTTACTGTAACTATCATCACCACCGACAGAATCTTTTATACCCTGTATCTGAGCAGAAGCAATATCTTCTCCTGTTACACCACCATTTCTTAATCCATCAAGATAGGTGTCAATAACTTGTCTAGAGAAACCTGCTTCTCCTAGCTTTGCGTAATCATCATCATTGATCTCACCTGTCTCTGTAAACCTGTTAGAGATTTCCTGTGGATCAATACCGACTTCTTCTAATACAGAAGCAAGTCCATCTCCATAATACTCTTCAGCATCAAAGTCAGATTCTGTTGTTTCAGTTTCTTCCTGTTCTGAAGTTTCAGCCTGATCTTCTTCTGTAGCTGCACCTAACTTACCTTCAAGTTCTTTGTAACTAGCGGCTAGATCTTCTACTGATTTGAACTTTCCTAAGATAAGACCGTTCTCATCAGTTTCATTTTTTGCAAGAGTTTCTAAATCTTGACGAGACATAGGGGGTGTCTCGGTAACATTTACCTGGGATGATGTCATAATATTTTGTTAACTATAAGTAAGTGTACGACCATTTTTAGTTTCGACCACCTTTGGTTCATTTGGTTTTGGTTCGTCATTTACACCAAGTTTGCTTACTACTGCTTTTGCAGGTACAAACTTTCCTTCTTCATCTCTCTCTCTAGGTTTCTTGGTTGGCATCAGTTTCCTCCGTTAGTTGTTGTGCGTTTGCATTTTTTTGAGGATCAAGCAATGGTGATCCAAGAGCAGCAGGTCCGAGATGTTGGATAAGCTGCTGCTGTTGCATCGCTTCCATCTCTGCCTGTATCTCTTCTTGTGTCTTTACTAGGTTAGCAGTATCTATGCCAATTGAATTTGCCAGACGTTTTATGGCTTCATCTACATTCATGTACTGTCTCATAATATCTGGCCCTAAAGCTTGTGAAACCGTTCCAATAAATTCAACAAGCTTATTGCGATCATTACCACGACCAAGCCCTTGAACACCTGTCACGATCTTGGGTTTGACTATTCTATCTGGTAGTTTTGGAGCTTTACCAGAACGTACAAGCATGTGCATCCTACGTTTTAAATATGGTAGTTGAAACTCTTGAGTAAGTATGGAGTAAATACCACCAAGACTGTTCTCTAGTTCATTAGCCATCATGGTAACTTCTGCTGCTGTTACTCTCTCTGCATCTCTCTGTACAGACCTAGCCATAAGAAAAGCATATTCAAGTCTTGATTCAATACGTTGTATTGCAGAGAAAGATACATTGAAGTCTGCTCCCTTACCAACCTGCATGACAGAAATATCTGCTGCACTTCCTTCTCTTATTGCACCATTAGGAGCTTTGGCTAGTGTTGCTGCTCTGGTTACACCATTAGGATTTACAAGGAATATAGTCTTGGCTGATGCTGCTGCACCTTCTATGATTGCTTGCATCAAAGCTTCTAAACTAATCAAGTCTCCTCTGTATTCTTCTACATAACCTCTTCCATAATCTTCTCCATCAATGCGAACAAACCTGAGAGTAATCCAAGGTGATACTTCTACTTTTGATCTACCATCAGTACCTGGTATCTTTTCTCCCTTACACTCCTGATACCACATAAAGTCATCATTTACTCTTCTGACATATGTGTATATATCAAGGTCACTATCCATCGTCTTTTCATCATAATTTTCTTTCTTCTTGATCTGTTCTAAGAACTCTGGTGACAATGCATTAGGGTTGACTGATTCCTGTGTAATAATTTCTAATACATTACCTACTGCATCTCTTTTACATACAAACTTTGATAGTGGATATACTTTCAGTCCATCATCTGTGAGATAGAGAAGAACATTCCCTCCAACGATCAGATGTTTCAGTGCTTCAAACATGGCAACTCTGTCGTTAGAGATCTCTATCTCATTCATCAAAGCTGTTTCTATTGTTCGTAATCCTTTATCTATCTCTGTTTCTAAACCTTCCTGTCCTTGCTTCAGCAGTTCAAGACTGTCAATACTTAGTTTGAAGAAGGCAGTAGATGGTGGTAGTAAAGCAAATAAAAGTTTAGATGCAAGACTGTTCACACCTCTAGCACCTACAGCTTGAAAAGGTGTTTTGATCTTTGCTCTTGTACCTGTTGTACTTTCTGGTATGAGACTAGGAATTGTAAGTTTAGAAGATTCCTTTGCTTCTCTATCGAAGGTAGATCTTGCACTTTGTAGTTGTGCGTATCTACCACCTGCTGTTTGTCCTTGTGTTGAGTACTCCATAGTTAAGCGTTTCTAGTTTTCCGACCTGTGATACCTCTTGAAAATTTCTTCTTATTAAAATTACGTTTTGCTCTTTCCTGATTAGCTGCTCTTCTTTGTTTGTCAGCACGACTCATACCACCACTTTTGTTTGTTACACCTGCAATGTTAAGAGAGTCACCAGGATTACTCATACCTTCTTTATTCATCCTTTTAATCTTAAGTTCTTCTGTAACTTTTGCTGTGTCAACAGGATCATCTACACCAGTTTGCATACCAGTTACAACAGGTGGAGAATCATCGAAAGTAGTTTTTGGTGGTGTCGCTGCTCTTGCACCTCCTCCGAAGAAACACATAGTTAATACCTCAAGTCAGATGTACTTTGATTAGGATTCAAAGGTATTCTCAACATAGCTGTACCAAGTCTTCTTGCTCGACTTTGCCTTTGCCCTGTTCTTTTTCTACCACCTGTAGTTGTAGTTTGCTGACCTGTAACACTTGAAGGTGCAGGTCTAGTTCTATTATCACCGACAACAACTCTCTGTGCAGTCTTCTCAGGCTTTGGTGGGGTTGGTCTAGCTTCTGGCAACTGTGGTGCTTGTCTTCTTCTTGGTGGACACATAGTTAGTTCTCCAGAACTGTTTGTGTAAGCATGGTTTCTTTTTGTCTTGCCTGTTGTTCAATTAAATAATCAACAACAAACCTTTGCCCTGCTCTATACCATACCTCTCTATCAGATAAAGACAAATCAGGATGACGATTAGGAAAGATTTGATCTAAGGCAAAAATCATTTCATCTGTAATTACTGGTAATTTTTCAGATGGCATGATTCGTAAGATTTATATTTAGTATATGTCAATTTATAGAATAAAGTATAGCAGTATATAATTTCTGTGATAAGGTTAATATACTGCGTTGTTGGTGTTTTTTTATGGAGTCCAAAGAGATACTTCTCCAGTGTTGTAATCAAAGTCTCCATCTCTCAGTATTCTTGCAAGCTGTGCATTAAGAACGGCATCAGCAAATTTATATTTCTTTTTCTCATACGCAGCTACTACCTTTTCCCACATTTGTTCAAGTGTTTTAGCTTCACCTAATATCTTTTCTGCTGTTACTGGTCCTACTTTATCTATACCAAAGTAGTTATCAGTGCTGTCACCTGTAAGAGCTTGTATCATCCAATGTCTATCAGCCTTACGTTTGGTTATAAGTTCCATGTCATCACCTGCTAATAGTGTGCAAGGTACAGATCTCATGTCTTTATCAACTGAAACTATTATTGGGTTGTCGTATTGTTTTGATGTTGCAAGCAAAGCCATAACATCATCTCCCTCAAGGCCATCGAAACTTTTTGATTCGTATCTTTCTCTTACCTGTTCTACTATCTTACGAAGACCTAAAGGTTTTCTTTTATTCTTTCTATTAGCTTTGTACTCTGGATATATCGTATGTCTAAATGTTGGGTACTCAGTAAAGCACATAACAACATCTTTATCGTCTTCAGCTATTGCTTGATAGTAGGAAACTCTACCATCAATCATTTCATGCACATCTCTTTCATCAGCATGTAGGGTATGTAAATTATCATCCCATTTAATATCTTGCTCACATGCACAACATGAAGAATAGATAAGCCAATCAGCGTCAATTAATAAAGTCATTTGTTTCCAAAATAAGTTTCCATAGGTACTACAAGTCTTCCTGTCTTTTCGTCATACAATAATTTATCTACTGGTCCTGTCATGCCTGTGTGTCTGTTCTTCAATACTCTTAGCTGTAGTTCTGCTCTTTCTGCATAGCTTTCCGATTCTTTCACAGGCTACAACCAAGTCAGATAGTTGAGCTATTGAATGGCTTGACCTCAGATGATTAAGACTTACCTTATTACCTTCTTCATGTCCTTTGCCCTCTGGTCTACGCAAGTGAGAGACAATAATTAAACCTATGCCAGTAGATTCAACCACCTGTCTGAGCTTGGTACAGACCACATCCAAAGCTCTTCTCTCATCAAGGTCACTGATACCAGAAACAACTATTGTTAAATGATCTAGGATGACAACATCTACACCTTCTGCTGTTGCTAGATATTGTATCTGCTCGACTAATCTATCTGGATC